AGTCCGAATCGCTGGCGAGCGGGGTCCTTAACCACCAATACCAGGGCGACGAAGCGTTTAGGTTTGAATCGGTATATTCGGACCTCGACACCGCTTCGGCCGTCGGATATGCTTTACGGCTATTGTCGTTACTGAAAAGGTTCCATTTTGAACCTTCAGCAACACCATTTTCGTTTGACAGACCGACTTCGGTATTCGAAAGCAAATATACCTTTCTGGTTATGTCCTCATACCCTCCGCCGTCGGTGACGGTATTCTTTGCGACCCTGATCGTGGTATCCAGGATCGCATTCCGGAATGATTCTTCGAAGTTAGAAAGAAAACCGGCTTCAGCGTTGTATTCGTTATGACCGCCATAGACATTAGATTCATTAGGCGGTGCGTCGTAGGAATGGCGGGCGCTATACCAGGCCCCAGCGCCTGCCGCGCTATTAAGCCATTGGTCAATATTTGATTGGGAATAGCGGTTATTGCCGTTAATTTTGCGGTCGCTGTTCGGGTTGCTGGGTTCTTTCGCGTCGAAGCATTTCAGGGTGATAATTTTTTCGGTTATCAGCTTCGTTCTTCCGGAAGCCTGGTGTCCGACAACAAAACCAATAACTTCACCGTTGTATTTTGTATTAGAGGCACGAACTTTAGTCCCAACAGGTAAACTAGATATCTTTTTGCCCGCAGTAGCCAGTTCTACATCTCCCGCCTCTGTCGCCACCGTATCAGTCAATGTGCAAGTGTCGAAATCGGCTTTGGTGGTGAATGTGCGGATTAGCTCTACCGCCCGTTTCCACACGCTACGCCATGCTCCAGCCACGCCCATTTTAATTTCCTTCACGGTACGCCACGCGCCGCCTATGCCTATTTTATTATTTACAACGTTTCTATTTGTATCGCCTACGCCTATTTTCATCAGCTCACCGCCTCATATACCACGAGCAATGCGCCGTTTTCTGCCGTTGGTTCAGCTGTGCCTTCTTCGATGGCAATAATTTTAGTGTGTATTCCTTCTTCGGTTAAGTGTGCATCAGCCTCAGCTACATGAGTTTCATTGAACCACGCCACAAAATCCTTCCCGAATTTGTCAAACGCTGCTTTTAATTCTGCCGCCGTAAGACCGCCTACATCGTTTGGCTGGTCTTCCAGCATTGATATGTTGTTGGTTGCAACTGAACAAGTTGTAAATGCCATATAAACCACCTACCTTCTATTTTTTACCTCGCCGCCCGTTCTGCTCGGTATCGTTATTGATAAAACCGTGGCTGTGTCAGTGTCGTTGTTTTCTATGGTCAACTTAAAATAATCTATTTTCTTTGCCTTTATCTTGAACTTAAAAGGCTGTGGGCTGTAATTCGTTACAAATGAAAAATGAGCAAAATCGCAATGCTCAAAACCCGATAACGAATATTTCGCCGTGTAGGTATCAGATGAACCGTTTACATCTGTCTGATAGGTTATGTCTATGTGTGTCTTAATTCTTGGTAGGATGGTAACGAAAATACGTTGAATAAACTTTCTTAGCCATTCCACCCCGAAATTAAAAAAGCCCATCTCCCAGACGGCTTCAATTGTGGTACCGTTATATGTTCTTAGGTTCTCGTCAAACTTCATAATTTGCCCTGCTGTCGTACCGAAAAACAAGTCAGATTCAACCTGACAGAAACAAGTCGGGGTGTCGGGAAGTTCGAGGACATACCATGTGTCAGTACGGTAGTTAAATACCCATACCGTATTATCTACACATAGCCAATACTGCCCTTTGTCGCTCCAGTCAATTGTTATGGCTTGTCTCAAATCCACTTTGTCAAGGTCATTTTGGATGCGCTTAGATATCCAGTTGGCGTTTTTCTCATTCATGACGTAGGTTGACACCCACTCATAAACGCCTTTCCATATGGTGTAAGGGTTATTGTAAATAATCTGCGTTTGCCCTTTGGCTACATTACCTATTTTGGCGTTCATGGGATATACAGGGAATAATGCTGTGACCGCTCCTGTGTTCGGGTCAACGAAATCTTCTTCTTCGGAATACCACGCGGAAGCCTCGGCAGAATCTCCAGAAGTGAATATAAGCTGTTTGTTGTACTGTGTTACAATGTCGGTTATTTCGTATTCCCCTACATCGGATTCAGCGAACTTCGGCCAGTATGAGGGGTCAGAAGCCCCTGCCATTGTTACGCCTGTTGGGTAGCGTGTGTTCTTATGGTCGGGGTTGCCGAATACCCAGTATCGGGCATAGTAAACACCACCATAATAACGATTTTTGACTATTGTATCTCTATCGCCATTCGTTTCTTTTGTCCATGTGATTACTACATTATTAACACCAGTTGACGGCTTAGTTACAAATGAGACTGTGCCATTAGCGCGATTTACAGTGTAATGCGTACTTGGTGTCTGTAATGCTCCATTCACATAAACCTCATCTACCGAATCTATATCAAGTTCGGCTAATTGGTAGATTGATGCATCACCGTTACCACTGAATTTCTGCGTTTTCTTGCCTGTAAGGTAATTGATGCTCTCTAACATTGTTCCCCCGCCTGTGGGTGGTGCCGCTGTAAATACGGTTGGTACATAGCCAGCCACGGTTGCAATACTGCCGCTACCAGCCCATGAATACAGATCGGTGCCATCCATGATGTAGACTGTGTTGTTGGATACAAAAAAGGTAGTCGGGTATGCGTCAGCCACGGTGCCTAAATCCGCGTTTGCTCCTGTTTCTAGGTCATGCTCGTAAATATGACCGTTACAGGCGAAAATGAGATGAGCGGTTCCGGATAATGTGCCGTACCACATACCATTTATTTTATGTGCGCCAAGGGAGGGGAATAGTTCGGCATAGCCGTACATCTTTGATAGCTTGTAGTCATCAGTGATGATCCAGTTTTTCATTACGCTTGCTTCGCCCAATTGTAACAGGGTTTCAGTAGCGGACTTATTTACTCCAAGGAACTTTTCTATGGTATATGGTTCTAGCTGTGCCATTTACTCACCACCTTTATTGAATAGATGAAATATTGTAGATGTCCTTTATTTCGGAAGGTTGTAGAGGGGTTTTTACCATGCTGTCAATTTTAAGCTCCCTAAACTTTTCCTTACACCTTCTCGCCAGTTCGTCATTCATATCCGCCATGGCAAAATGCTCAGCTAAATAATAAGCCCCGGAGGTAGCTGTTATATCGTCAACCTCTATTGTCTGGCTCAAATCTGTTATCTTCGTCGGCACGGGAATATACTTGATTCTAATTATTCCATCATAGGAGAACATTACATAAAGCTCGTTTGCGCCTTCCCATTTAACAGAAGAACTCCCCTCTTGGTATTGCCAGGAAGGGTGCTCGGAAATTATCTGCGAACGGCTCTTGAAGTCGGAAGGCATTTGTACTTTGTACCAGGGTTTGAAATCAGGCACTTTATCAGCGGTAGCGAATTTGTAAGGAGACAATGCCCTGTTGTTGTGTTTGAAGTAGTATGTGCCGCTTATTGTCATGGTCACATTACCGCCAGAAGCGGTCAAAATTCCCCGTATTGGCAAGAATGAAGTTGTGCCATCCGGTACGGTTATATTTACGGTACCGGTAAAGGCCGTTTCTGCCCCGCCATTAAACGAGTATTTTCCTCTTAATGGAGTTCCGTCCTCCGTGAACGTAAGCGTACAGTCTCCATCTACTTCGATATAAAAGCAATACGCTCCGCTTGCGCTGTAAGACTGAGGTTCTGCGTTGTTTTCTATGATTATTCCTAGTTGGCTAGTGTCACCTAGAAGGTTCTTTTTGCGGAAACACGAAAGTTCAAAGGTCTTAAAAAGGTCGCCATTTTTAATCATTTCACGTTGCCACAAATCCAGTAAATAGGGAGCACGGTGTTTGTATTCTTTTATTTGGGACTCAACTATGGTTCCGGAATCGGAAAGCTCGTCTAGTATTGCAATCGCTTGGCTGAATATCTCTGTGCCAGTGTACATTTCTACCCCCCCTTATACGCCCTTGTGCTTGGCTCTAATGTGGGAACTAAGTCCAATTTTGCTGGTTGTTACAAAATCACAATGAGGACAAGGAACCTGCGCATCGTTCCCTGCTTCCTTTTCTGCAACTTCTTTCTGGTTAACTTCCACCAGCTCAACCTCTTCATGCTTAAAATGCGGTGCCATTCTCTTATATAGTTGTGCGTCAAGGGTGATATATTCGCCATTTTCGTCAAACTTAAACAACGGCAATCCTGTGTTGCCATCGCTGACAAGTTTATTAGGCTCGGAAAAGAATTTATACGCTTTCATGTTTACCTCCTTAAAATAAAAAGGGGGCCGAAGCCCCCCATAATTCCTAGGGCAATTTTATGACCCCTAATTTTACGTCAGATACCGTGCCACTCTGAGTGACGGCAACTCCGACCGTAAGCTTTGACGCTGTACTTAAAAATCTGGCCCCTTCCAGTGGGCCAATAACCTTGATAGCCCCGCCGTCTGCAACATCTACAGACAAATCCCCAAGCGCATTAGCAAGGAAAT